TTAGGTGTATGTTGAGATTCACCAATAGGTGAATTAAAATGTTCACCTTTTTTATACCAATCTCTATGTTGAATACCTATCTTATGTGTTGCACCAGTTTCTTTCATAAACACACCTTCAGGTATGCCTACTTGTTTTAAAAAGTCATTGAATAAACCAGTAGTGCTTTCGCCTACACCAATAATAGGTATCTCTTTAGAAGCGATAACTGTTATCTTAATATAAGGCGCTGTAGTATCTCTTAAATAACAGGCTGCTGTCCAACCTGCTGTTCCACCACCAACTACTACTATGTTTTTAATTCTTTTCATCTATGACAATCTCTAAAGGCGTTTTTATTTTTCTTTTTCTTTTTCTAACTTTAATCTCTTTCTTTTTAGGAAGTTCGTCTGTCTTAGGACTATTCTTTCTTAAAAATTCTATAAACTGATTTTTATAATCACTGTTTACATCATGTGGATCTACGTGTAAATCTGCTAGATTAGCGTCTTCAATAAGTTTTGCTTTTATACTTACTTGTTTCTTTTCTTTTTGTATTCTTCTAATAAAAGCATAATATATTATTTGCGTAAAATATGCAAATGGATTCTTTGATTTTTTTGGATTAAAATTGCCTAAGTATTGTAGGCAGTTTTCTATACCATCACTAATCATATCATCTCTAAACGTGTAATTAATAAAGTTAGGTCTATACGACAAGTGATTTGCGATTTTTAAAAAACACTCACCTATATAATTAGTCACAGGTGGTTTTTTTCTTCCTCTTTTTTCTGCCTTGTCGCAACGCTCTTTAAATTCTGTCATTGCTTGTAAAAACACTTTGTTATCTACATAGTGTTCACTTCGTTTTCTTTTAGTCATATTATTATTATACTACAATGGTTGTATTATGTCAACTCCCTCTAATAGTTGGTAAAGGATATTTTATGTTTTTATCCTTTATGGTTATCTCGTCAAAAAATGTAATTAGTGTAAGTCTATCTTCAAGTCCTTTATGTACATGAGCATTGTGATAATTGTGACCGTCAAAACATATCATTCTATTGTATCTGCCTTTGTAGGATATAGTTTCGTTATAGTCACTTGCCCAACTTTCTCTTGCTTTGTGATACTCTTCTTTTTGTTCTTTTGAAAAACTACTAGGATTCTTAAAAAATTCTTGTTTTATACTATCATTACCAGGTGTATAAAAGGAATCTTTTGGCTCGTATATTGATGTACCTGCGTCTGATTCTGATAGAAATATAATTGCTGTTAGTATTGATCTTTTATCTGTGTGTATCCAACCATCATAATCTATACCTGCAGGTATTTTTTGAAATACTGAATATGATTTGTATTGTATTGTTTCTGATTCATTTGGATATAAAGAAGATAAAATCTTTACATTTACGTGATTGTACAAGTTATAATTAACTTTATGTAAAGGTTCTGATCTTTTACCAGGTGATACACCATCATTAGTATATTCACACGATTTAGCAATTTTAATCACTGCTTGTGGATTATTTAAAAAATTATCTATACAGGTATTCGCAAATAACATTATTTCTTCTTCATTGTAAAAAGTTTATCTAAAACGTAATACCAGACACCGTTTATACTAGGTTCTATTAATGCAACTAGTCCTGCTTCAAATAAACTAGCACCTGTTAGTGTAGAAACAACAGACATTGCTATAATAATATGACCTATTGTATATAATAGGGCTCTACCTATACTAGTGTTTGCTATAAGTTTAAATATACCTTGTCTAAATTCACTCATAATTTCATCACTACTTGACAAATTCTGTCTTCAGGTGTATAATACCCATGTGGGTGCTTCACCAGAAAAGTTTAGCTACCTTAATGCAACTTCTTACTAGGCATTCTTATCTTTTCAGCCAACTCTTTTAACTTCTTCTTTGTATCTTCAGCATTATCTAATTCATCAAGCAATTGGTCGTAGTCATCATCTGACAAATCTCTTTCAATATAGTCAGGGAGTTTTTGTGGTACTTTGTACGCCAAAAGTTTTTTATAACGATTCGTAAATGGTTCACTAGCATTACAGATTGTTAGTATCTTATCTTTTGGTATTGTCACTACTTTATCATCTGTAAAACCAACCCATTTAACAAGAGCGATGTAATCGGATACACCCATTTGCCCTATGTGTGGTACATACTTAATTAACATTGGTTCATCTAACCTTAATAAGTTAGACTTTTTTGTTAATTGGCTTTTTGATAATGTACAACAAATCTCTTCACCTGAAACCAATTTTATTATCTTAGCATTTTTAGTGTCTAGTTGTTCGTGCATTATGTTTTTAGGTTTACATTGTGTATTTCGTATGCAAACCCCTCCTCGTTGTAAATATTTATTCTTTCCTGAAAGTGTCCTAGCGTATAATTCTTTTTATCTCGGTGCGTTAAATCATCAGCAATATCATATAAAGTAGCTTGTGATTTATTATCACCCATTCTTAAACCTCTACCAATACTTTGTAGGTTTCTAATACGAGATTTACTAGGACTTGCAAAAACTAAATTATGTAAATTTCTTATATTAATACCTGTACTAAATGTGCCATAACTTGCAACAATAATAGCGTTATCAGATTTTTCAGTGATCTCTCTAACCTTTTCTCTTTGTTCAGCGTCAACACCACCATATACAAAAAAGACTTGTTTGTCATCACCTGCTTTTTCTTTTATCATTTTATATAATTCTTTACCATGTTTTTCTACTAACTGAAACAACACTAAACTATTACCTTGTAAATCTAAGGTTAAATTTCTAATAAACTTATTTCTAGTTTCATCTGTAACCAAATATTCTAATTCTTCATGGTATTTTACACCAGATAATTTTTTAGCAGTACCATCTAGGTATTTTAAAATTAAACAATATACTTTTAAATTAGCAAGTTGTTTTTTCTCTATAAGTTTCGTTGTTTTTGCTACTTGCATTACAGACCCAAACAATCCTTCTAATACTAGTTTGTGTGTTTTACTACCATCTAAAGTACCTGTCATACCAATACGCCAAGGACAATCTACAAGTTTTGTCATTATTTTTGTTAATGAAACTGCCTTAAACAAATGAGCTTCATCACCTATCACAGCACCAAACTGAGCAAAAAACTCTTTAGGTAGTTTATATAAAGATTGCCAAGTAGATATTAATACAGGTTTACTTTCATCTATTTCATAACCATGGTATTTTCTAGTGATTATATTATCTACATCACAACCGTATTCTTTAAAATCTTTGTATAACTGCTCTACTAGTGAAGTTGTAGGCACTATGATTAATACTTTTTTACCTTTAGGTAATACATCACCACCTTCTTTTGAATTTGATGTTTTCATCAAAAAATATTTTACTAACAGATATGAGATTAGTGATTTACCAGAGGCAGTAGGCGACAGCAATAAACATCTCTTTTTATTTAATGAATGCTTAAAAGCCTTTTGTTGATAATCTCTTGGTTTAATAGATAACTTAAATTGTTCAAACAAAGAATCCACATCAGCGTTAACAAAAGCTCCTGGTGTAGAATGTAGATCATAAGGTCGATCTACCTCTATATTATTCTTTTTACAATAATCAGTTAAGTATTCTAATAGACCTACATAGAGTTGTCCTGTAGCGTAAGAATATAATCTTATCTTACCATCCCAAACTCTGTTTCTATATTGTGGAGTAAATTTGTATCCGGGTACTTCGAATGAAAAATAGTCTGATAACTCTCTTCTAATATCAGCGTCAGCTTCTATTTGAAGATATACATCATTAACTTTTCTTATCTTTATTGTCGCTGTCATTTTTTTTACCATCAGGATCATATTTTCTATGACCGTATTTTACAGGATCAATACCCTCTTTTTTTAGTCTAACATCAATTAAACTATCATGTACTGCTTTTACCTGTTTTCTTCTTTCGGGATTTACAAAATCACCTGGTAGAGCGACAAAAGGCCTTGTATCATATTTTGTTAATTTACCATACGGGCCTTCTAAATTATTATAATGTAAAAATACTTGGCAGTGATTTCTGCCTTCAAATGGTTCTCTCCAGTGATCTATTAACGCACCTCTGTAAATAATCATATCACCTGGTTCCATGTGTACGGGTTTACCTGGTAAACCTTTATATGAACCAGTCTCTTCTACAAACATCGGCCAATTATAATTCTTGTCTTTTATGTCTCCTAAATCATAACCCAAACATAATGTTGTTGATATTTCACAACTAGGTCTGTCTTTATGTCTATGTAATACATCGCCGTTTTTGTATAATCTCCAATAACTATAAGTGGGTTGTAGTTTTATATCTGTATTCTTTTCCATGCCTTTTTGAGCATATAACAATAGTGCTTCCATTACGGGATCAGCATATCGTTTAAAAGTATTAGGCACTTGCGTGTCACCAAATGAGCCATGCAAGTCTTCATCATATTTAGC